GTATATGTAGGTGTTGATGTTGGTGTATTTGTATTAGTTATTGTAGGAGTTGGTGTATATGTAGGAGTAACTGTTGGTGTATTTGTATTAGTTATTGTAGGAGTTGGTGTCGGAGTAACCGAATAGGATATAGTTGGTGTTGGTGTATTTGTATTAGTTTGAGTTATTGTTTGGGTTGGAGTTGGAGTCTGATATATAGTTGGATTAGATATAGTAGAATCCCCTTCTGAATAATAATTAAGAGTATATGCTGTATATACGCCAGAATCTACTGGTGATTTTAATTGATATATACCTATATCATCATAAACAGGTAAATCATAAGGACCAACATAGTTATATAATTTTGTATTATCACTATAAGTACTAGGTACAATTACATTTCTCTGTAATGTATTATTAATATAAGTAGAATTGTCAACCATTCCTGATAGATCAATTGTTTTTGTTGTAGCATCAATTTTATAAGATGCATCATGAGTTCCATAATCAACAGTAAAATGATTACTATTATAACTATATGGATAATATTGTAAATTATCAGTATCCTTAAATGTCCAAGAAACTATAGGAAAAAAATGGGGAACAAAAGTTGAAAATGATTCGTTAAATTGTACATAATAAAAATCTCTATTATTATTAGCACCAAAATATTTAATACCATTTGTTTGCCCCCATGCTAAAGAGCTTAATATAAAATTATTTGTTCTGAATATATAATTGTTTGAATAAATTTTAGCATGTTCATTTAATTTATAAAAACTATAAGAACTAAAATTATTATCTAATATGATAGAAGAATTGAGATATGATGATCTACCAATTTGTCTATTCACATTAAAATCCATAAATGTGATATTTCCTCTATTAGCCCATAAAAATTGATTTGGATACCATGTTGGTATACCTCTAGATTTAGGATTACCTACAATAGCTAATCCATAACCGGGGAAATAATCAGGACCAGTTGCTCCTTTTAAGGTAGTCCATTTTTTATAATTTAAAGTACTGGTTAATGCATATGGATCAATTTGATTGACACCACAGATATAAACTTTAGAACGAGGCCAAGCTTGAATTGCACCATAAGCATAGTTACCATATCCTAAACTAGCTATTGTTATATTACTAAGATAGTTTTTACCAGAATAAAAAATTAATCCAGTTGAATCGTTTGTATTTGTATCAAATTCAAAACATAAATTTTGTAAATTTACATCAGTATCATGAGCATCAGTTGCAAATTGTCTACCATAAACTGCTGAGTCTACTTTGCAATTATTCCAATCACTAGGTTGACCAAAATCACCAAATGCAAGATTTTTATTTGTGGATATATGAGTTCTGAATATTATTTTTCTTGGTGAATAATTAAATGGTTTTTTATATGTATATTCTTTCTTTTGAGTTGGATTTATTTTAGTTCCAATTTCATACATACCCACCAAATTAACATTTGTGAAGTTTAAACTATAAAAAAATATATAATAAAAAGCACCATTAACATCTGCTACACTAGAAGCATTCCAAAAAAAGTCTCCACCAAATATATTAGCGGCTGTGAGTGCAGGGGGTAATTGATTTGTTGGAAAATAAGCACCAGTTAAATTACCAGAATATGTACATCCAACATTTGAATATGTTCCATCTGAATTTGTATTATTGGGTTGAATATCATCGTAAATAAGAATATTTAAATTTTCACCATATAAACCTTTGTTTTGGGCATATGTGATTATTTGTTGTATATTCTTAAAATAAGGTTTACAAACTGGTAAAATTTCATTATGATTATTATCCCAAGAACCTATTAATGTTCTTTGTATGTTAATATCATCAGTAGAATGACTATCTGATGGTTTAACTCCAAAGAAATAATTTCCCGATAGACTTACACTTAATAAATTATTCTGATAATTAAAACCTACATTTGGATCTATGCTAAGTTTACCATATAAATGATTTGCGGATAAACTTAAATTTGTACTATAACCGCTATATGGACTTGCAGAGGAATTTTTTTCAAGTTGTGCACCCCAAATATATAAACCTGAAGTACCATTTCCTTGATAAAAATTAGAACCAGTTCCAGTGTTTGTGCCAATATAAACCCAAGGTTGAGTATTTGTTTTTGTAAACGTTACAACACAACGCCACCATCCATTACCAACATCTTGCATTGAACATATATTAGAAGTTCCACTAATTTGTGAAATTTGACCTGTGTTTAAATTAAAAATAGCATATGGTTGACCCCAAGCTACAAGGGTTAAATGGAATCTTTCTGCTGCTTTTGCATATACTGACAAAGTATATACATCTCCGACTTGGATATTATCAACAGATTGGTATAATAAATGTTGTTCATTTTGATTATTTTCTATAATCTTCCAAACATTATTTGTATTATCTGGTGCTGTTATTGTTGAAATAGCAGAAACGCTTAAACGATCCGTATTCCATTTTAATTTAAAATTATTTGTAGAAAAATTATTATAGAATATATTAGTGCTACCATGATTTAAATCATTTTTAACTGTTAAATAATCAGCGGTTAAACTATTAAAAAAAGAAGAATCCGAAAATACAAAAGGAGATATTAGAGAATTTATATCTTTTATATTTTTTGCAGAAACAGTACCACCAGCGGTAACGTTCCAAGTTATGGATGAAAATACCTTATTTGCAGATGTAGAAGGAACATTGTAATAATCATATCTAGTAGATAATGCTGTTAAATTTGTAACAAATAAAGAATCTGAATATAATGATTTTATATAAGCTTTATTAGCTGAAAGATCTGCATTTATTTGAACAACATTAAAATTGTTAAAATTTGTATTATTACCATAAAATCCAGATGTTGATAATACTGGAAAATATGCACTTAAAGCTCTTAAATTACCTGAAACGTCAAAACTAAAAGTAGGTTTACTATTATTATAACTTAATTTTCCACCAGATAAAAATAGTGCATCCGAACCTGTGAATCTTCTAGATGTACCATAGCTATCACTTATAGCATGTATTGGAAGATAATAAGAACTTAATGGATTTGTTGTAGTTGTACCATCAGGTATACCTAAAGAAGGTTCTACTATTGGAAGTTCTATGAAGTTTTCAACATAAGCAAGAAAATTAATATCGTTTGCCGTTAACGATCTTAACTTTACCTCCTCACTTAGTGGTATTAACTCCGTATCCATTAGTTAATACTTATTAACTAGGTATCGTAGGCCAAGTTAAATTATTTGGAGTTGAGTTTAAAGGTAAATCTCTAAGTTGTTGCCTATATATGACATATTCTTGTCTTTTTTCTTTAGAAATAGGAACATCTAGTAACATTGTCCAATCGGTTTCAGATAAAAGTTGATTTCTTTGTGCTCTTAATTCATTGTAAAAATCTTCTTCGGTTTTTACATTAGGTTGAGCAAAACTTGTATCGAATAAAGGCGGCGAGATAAGCCTATTTTCATATATATTATTTTTATCTATAATGTTTGTAATGTTCATATATTATCTACTGCTGGATGTATAAAAATTCAAGGTATAAATGTTATTATTGCCATAATTAAAAATTGGTGATCTAAGTCTATATGCATTAGGGCTATCATAATTTGGCAATGAACCGTAATCTGTGTAATACAATGTTGATGAAGTATTATAATTTGAAGGTATTAATATGTTTAAATGACCTATTGTATTAATGGCATATAATAAATCAATATATGGTGTTCCAACTTTAGGATAAACAAATTTATAATTTAAATCTGATATGTCGCCATTATCTTTGCTAAAAATTGTATTTTGATCTACTCTAATGGCTGGTTCGTTTAATGAAAAAGTCCAAGGTGTAAATCCACATGTATTATAAGAGAGTTTTGCAAAAGATCCAGCATAATTTATAAATTTAAAATTTACTTTACTTTTTGGATCATCATAAATTTCTAATTTATAAGTTGGTGGTACATTATTTACCGATGTATTATTTGCTTTTATTTGTTTAGAACTTAATTTAAAATTATTAGTTCTATAAATTTGTTCACTGCTTTGAATTGTAGCATTATCACCTAATTGAAAAAGTGCATTTGCGTTAAATTTACCATCTAATATTAAACTTGATTGTATAAATGAATTTCTACCTATTACTCTAGAAGTTCCATAATCTATTTTATCAAAAGTTGCACCATTATTTGCATTTATTAAACCAGTATAAGCAGTATTAGGACCAAAATTTACAATCGTAGGGGAACTTTCAAAAGGATTACCTACAATAGCTAATCCATAACCGGGGAAATAATTTGAATCTGAATATTTATAACCATTTTGATTCCATGTATTCCATCTTAATGTATTATCTGGATTCAATGTAAAGAAAATAGGATCTGCTAAAGTTGTACCACAAGCACGAAAATAAACAGCTTCAGAATCTATTACCAATGCACCATATGTATATATACCTGTACCTAAAAGCGATATAGTTAAATTTGATACTGTAGTTGTACCGTCATAAAAAACTAAACCTGTTGAATCAATTGCATTTGTATTAAATTCAAAACATATATTACTGATATTTAAATTATTTTTGTGATTAAATTGAACTTGACGACCTTGAACTAGTGATTTTGTAGTGACAGTATTCCAAGTTGATAACTGTGCAACTGTTGTATCATTAAAAGATCCAAAATTTAATGCTGAATTTGCACAAACATAAGTTCTAAATGAAATTTTTCTTGGTGGTGCATTAAAAGGTCTCCAAGTTGAATAGTATTTACTTCCATCTGTATATGTAAAAGAACCAATTTCGGTTCTACCGTATATACCAATGCTTAAAAAATCTATAGCAGGTATATTGAGATAAGAAAATTGTCCATTTATATCAGCATTTTTATTAAGAGACCAAATGAAATCACCGCCAAGCATTCCAGCTGCTGTTAATGAAGGATAATTAGAACCGAGCCATTCTGTGCTATAATATGCAGCAGTTAAATTTCCTGTTGTAGTACATCCTGCATATTGACCACTTCTATCAATAGCAAATAAATTAGGTTTATCTTCTCCTTCAATTATATCTTCATCTATCCAAATATATAAATCTCTACCGATTAAACCATTATAATAAACATAATCAAAAACTGCTTGGAGTGTTTTAAAATATGGTCTTAATACATTACCATCTTCTTTTATTTGTCCATAATTACTATCCCAATCACCATTAACTGTTCTAGGTACACTTATATTATCAGTCGAATATGCATCCGAAGGTCTAACTGCAAATACATATTGGTTATTAGTGCCAATTGATAATTGAGAACTATTATTATAGTATAACTGACTGAATGGATCTAAATCAACTTGTCCAAAAATATTTTTAGCATATACGTTATTACCAACGCTTAATGATTGATTTATTGTGACATAATTAGATGTTAAAGATGTGAATAACGCAGAAGTAGCAGATAAAAATGGAGTTATTATTGAACTTGTTGCAAATACATTTGTCGAAGTAAGATTACCTGCTATTACAACATCATGATTAACATAAGCACCAGTTAATTGATAAATGTTTATAATTGTATTTTGTTCTACTTTATTATTAGCATTTAAATATTCGGTATAAATCTCATTTGCTGTTAATTTATTTATAAATGTATTATTATTTGTATATAAATCACTATTAAAAATAACTTTATTTGCATTAAAATATATTTTATCTGAATTTTCAGCAGGAACGATATATAAAGCTGAAAGATTTGGTATATATGCACTTAATGCATGAAAATTACCGCTTATATCTACGTTGAATGTAGGATTTGTATTATTATAACCTAAATTTTTATTTACAAGAACAAGACTATCTTTACCAGTATATCTTCTGGAATTACCATAACTATCAGATATAGCTATTACTGGAAAGTAATAAACTGAATTAGGAGATGTTAAAGTATAACCAGAAGGTAACCCTAAACTAGGTTCTGCTCCTTTTAATGTTATATATCCTCCAGTATAAGCAAAACTTTCTAAAGCTGAACCCAGTGGGTTTAGTTTAACAATATTGCCTACTGATGGAGGATTCGTCTGCATTTATGTCAAACGGTTAGGTTATGAAGGTTTATTAACTGTTTCTAATATAGAGAGTGTTAAGTTTAAAGAACTATCAGCATCCGCCCATACAAAAAGATTATCATATTGTCCTAGTACAAGTTTATTAACAACAATATTAACAGTATCATAAGGTGCTATTGAAAAATTATTTACAAACTCAACTTTATCATTAGATGCATTTGTAACAGGAGTTGCTCTTGTTGACAATGCAGCAGAAACTGTTCTAGGTGATGCTGTTTTATTACAAATTAATGCTGATATAATTACAGAAGCACGATCAAATGGTGTTTCATAAATTGATCGATTAGCAACAGCTTGAGTGTTACTACCTAAAGGATCAACTATGATTCCGTTGTCATAAACTCCATTATAAACAGTTTTTAAACTGGGTACTGATATTCTTCTAAAGTAATTTAAAGGTATTTTTGATGCCATAGTATTATATATTACTTACTCTAGAACAATCGTCAATGGGGTAACTAATGTTAAAATTGCTCTATTAAATGTTTCACCTTGAATTGTTCCTGTACTTTGAACGATTGTAAAATCAGTTCCAACTTTAAAATTACCTAATTCATTGGAACTTGTAAAAAATACAATACCCGGTTTATTACCATATGCATCATTTTGACCATCAGATATAGCTTCATTTGAATTATTTGTAACACCACCAAAAGCAGGAATAGCATATTTCATTCTGGTTCCCGTTCCCATATATTCAAAAGTATGGGAACCAGTTTCAATTACACTTCTAGCGTAGAATTTAACAGGAGCATTAGTAAAATTTATAGTTGCATCAAGATTTGAATTTACTCCATTTTGATTTATCAAATGTCGTATATAATCATTTTGATTTGTTATAGGTATAGTTCCCAAAGCATCGGAATAATATGTTATAGCAACACCATCATTAAAATTTATTTTATTATCATTAGCATCAAAACCAGAAAATGGAATTACTTTTGTCAAATCAAGTCCTAAATTATAACTTAACTGAATATCCCAAGGAAGAGGTGATGTTGGATTTTCCGGTGCATTTGGAATTGATAAATTACGATCATGATAATATTTATAATCTAAATTATTATTACCAAATTTATTAATATCAGGTTTACCACCACTTAAACTTGGTACTGGGGCACCCTGTTCTATATAGAATAATTTTACTTGATATATAGGTTGATCATTAGAATCTTTTCTATTTATAAGAGGACTTATATGAGTTTCCATTAAATAACCCGGACCGGACATTCCATTACCTGTATCCCAAGGTTTATCATCACCTACTGTAAAACAAAGAGTTGCATAAGGATTAGCTGCTACATACATTGGGATTTCTGTATCTGTAACATCATCACCATCATATTTAACAGGAAGAGGTGATACGTTATTTATAGTAAATAAGTTACCACCTGTAGTATAACCGTAAGGGAAAGCATCTGTACTTGGCAAAGTAAATTTACCCTCATTAGGTATTACAAAATTACCTTGTAAAACTGGAGAATATGATTTACCTGTTGCAACAAGACCTGATAGCCCAAATGTTGAATTAGAAGTACTAATTGAGCATGTGCCACCATCTTCGCAAACTACACCTTGTGATGTAGCAATAGTAAAGATACTGACTAGTTGTGCATATCCATGATTTAATATATAAACTCCCTTACCACCTTGATTAACTTGTGTAAATGAATCAAGTACCATACTTCTGAAGTAACCTTGTACTAATTGACCATCAATTCTTAAACCACAACCAGCATCATCTGGAGGACGTACGCCGGGTGCACCAGTAATAGGATCGGGGGCAAGATCACCATAAGTTCCTCCTTCAGATGTCCATGTTGATGGTAATAATACATTATTCTCTTCGTCAAGTACACTTTTATTTGGTCCCGGTTTTGGCATTCTTGACGAAATATTATATGATGTACAACCTTGAATATAAGGACTTACATATATATAAGGTCTTTTACTTGGTATGACTATTGTATTTATACCATTTCCACCTGATGTGCCTTTATATGCATTATCATAAGAGTCTCTTACCCAAGATTTTCTTTTACCTTTAAAATCAGATGCAGCATACTTTAATTTTTTTTCTGCTCCACCTCCGTCTGGATAAGCTATAACTGTTGAGATTGGATATGCAACAGCAGAAGCTGGTTCTTTAAGATCTCTGAATGTAAAACCCCAAATATAATTTGCACTATCAACCCAAAATAAATCAAGATATGGGTTTTGTGGTCTGATCGTAGTTCTTCTTAAATTGTCACCAATAAGTGAAGTGTTAGGTGGCAAGTATATAGGATTATATTCAGTATAATCACCACTTGATACCATGATAGTATATTGTTTTCTAAGTGGTGTTGTTATTGGATCAGGAACCAAATTTGGATCATTTTGATTGTAATAATCGCCAGCTATTGCATCTGATATTACTTTAGCTGCGTAATTAATTGTTTTAAAAGGCAATTGTATATTTCTTCCTCTTTCTGCACAATCATTAGTATCTTCACCACCACTGTTTACATAATAAACTTGATTGACCACATTGAGATTATGATTGATATAATCCATCAATGTTTTAACTGTTAAATTAGTAGTATTAGCTGCACCAAAATCAGAAAAAGCTATACCAACATTTGTTGCAGTCTCTTTAGGTGGTATAGAAGACCATGAATTTGTATATTTGTCTAATTGAGCAATACTATTAGAAAGAAAACTAAGAGGAGTTATCTGCCTAGTTATATCTTGTTCTAATACTAATTGATCGTTATTTACATCTACGGAGTGACCGACTTCTCTTCCACCCTGTGGTAATTCTCTAATTCTTGTATAGGACATTTATAATATTTATTCTTTATGTCTACAATTTCTAATAATATTTTAGATATTTGTAGTTGACTCTCTGGTTTTTATTAAACCTGCTTGGTAATAAGTTTTACCATTGTATGTAATACTCTGTCTGGTATCATTTGCAGGTCTCACTATAGTTGATATGCTATCTTGAGAAGGAGATGTATAAGCTTTACTACTACCGTCCCATGCTGATATATTTAAAATACTAGCTATATGATCTATTCTACATAAAACACCATGTGTACTAGTAGGAATTGGATCAGTTTCAGCATTTGTATCACCTGCAAAAGCCAAGCCTAATATTTTATTAGTACCATTAAAATTACCAATAACAGCGGAACCTGAATCACCATGATAAATTGGTAAATTTGAATTATCTATAAAACTATAAGATATAACATCCGATAAAATAACAACTTGATTGCTTCCTTGTTTATTATATGTAATAGATATAGATCCCACTCCTGTTATTTCTAATGGACAATTTATACCTTTAGGACCAGTAGTTCTACCTACACTATATATGGGAATTGATCCAATTACAGAATTTAATACTGTATTAATTTCATTAGTTGTAGCAAAAGGCATTGCATGTGTATTTGCTAATTCGGCTTGTGATGTAGATGAAGAATTAACTGTTCCTTGATTTATTGTTATTAAAGCTGCATCTACATAATTTGTATTTGTTATACTAAGAGCGGCGTATCTTTTTGGTCTTCCTATTGAATCAACTATAAAATCAAAAGAACCACCTTTATTATATTGTAGAATTGATTGATTTAATGTAGCATTAAATCCATTTGGAAAAGAAGATTGAAAAACTAAAGGACTATATATATTAAAAATTTCACCAGATGTATTTCTTTCTGATGTATTGAATGCATCTTTTATAGCAACGTGATTATTTGTAACACCAACTAATGTATTATCCACCTTATCAACTGCAATAAATCCTAAAGTTCCAATATAATTATGAAAATGATTAGCAGAAATTTCTGTCCAACGTGCAAGATCGCTTATTACAAGACCTCCTGATAGAGGTCTATGCTTGGTGTTTAAATAAGTAATAGCTGGATCATTTAAATTATAACATTGATTTGTTTGGAATTTTGCAACTTGTACAACATCCGTTTTATACTTTACATCATCAAGTATTATGTTATTTGGAATAATTTGATCTACTGGTAATGCAGATAGTGGAAGTTTTTTTTCTACAAAATGAATTAACGAGAATTCATCAGTCTTTATACCATTTTTTTTCTTAACACCATAAAATATAGAGTGTACGCCACTAGGTGCATTCAAAAGAGTTTGTCTTATATTTTCTTGTAAATCATTCATATTATTCAAAACTTATATATAACGTCCTAACAGCTTGGGTTGCTGGTGGTGTACTTGTAGGGGTAGGTGTTTGTGAGGGTATTGGAGTACTAGAATTTGTTATTGTAGGTGTCGGAGTAGGTGTTGGTGTTAAAAATTGAGTAACAGTGGGTGTTGGAGTTGGTGTTGCAGTTGGAGCAATAATTTCTTCTGGTAATGCTAATGTTCCAAAGGGTATAAATGAATTAACTTCTTTTATTTCAAATTCATTAAGATTAATACTCAATAACCCCATTTCATTAACATCATTTCTTATGATAACTGATATATTAAAATTATTAGTATCAGGATTATATGTTAATTTAGGATCTTCAAATATTCCATTTGATTTTGAAAGATTAATTGGATTAAATAAATTAAAATTTAATAATTCATTCATTAAAATAGAAATTTTTCCAGTTTTTATATCAAATACATTAAAAGTAAATGCAAGTTTAACATAAGCTTTATTATTTTGAGGTTCAGGTAAACTAAAATCTGTCTCGTTTTTTGTTATAAAATAAACTTTCTTTTTTGTTTCATCAAACCAATAATCTAAATAAGAATTTCTATAATAATTGTTTATTTGAGTGAATGGTACAATTGATAAATCTTGAACTTTATATTTTTCAAAAATAAAACCATTATTTGTTTGAATTAAAAAACAATCATAAAAAACATCAAATTTTTTAATTATATTTAATGCTAAATCACCATAAAAACTAAATTGAAATATATCGTTAAATGTGTTATATTTTTCATATATAGCGGATAGATAACTATTAGCAGATACCACATTATCATTAGTATCTCTTAGCCAGAGTTCTCCATTATAAGTTGTTTCTTTATAGAAGTTCATGTGATTGTGGGTGGATTATCAAGAGTTATTGGTACATTTTTGTAATATGGTGTTGCTCTTATACCACTATTAGTAATAAATTTTGTTTCAAATGGATTAAATATCCTATAAGGTCTACTTAATGATTCGACGGTAACAGGATCAACTGGTTTTAATTTCCAATCGACATTTGACATTAAAAAATAATCATTATTTTGAGATTGAAAAACATAAAGTATTTTATCATCAGCACCATACATTCTTGTTTTTACTAAATGTATTTCATCAAAAAAATTATTATTTCCATAATCAATATCAGGATTTTTTAAATTTAAAGTAACTGTAAAAATATAAGGATCTGTATTTGTAAAACAATAAAATTTTATAATAACATTATAAACTGATAACTTTAAGTCTTTAGAATAAAATTGTTTAGTTTTAGGATAGTTTAAAGGGTTTCCAATTTCATTTGGATATGGTAAACTATTATTAAGTAATATATTAGGTTCATAGTTTACAATATCAATTGTACCATCTCCCCAAATATATTCAATTTTTCTCACTTTTTCATAAAAAGTAACATTTCTAGGATCTAATGTAAGAGTGAAAGGTGCAAAAACATCAGATATAACGACATCTCTGTTCAAAGCGTCTAAATTGAGAATCTTACTTGTTACGGATGAAGGTAGCATTATTAATATTTAATGCAAAAAGACTAAAATCCAACGATATTATACCAAATAACCATGAACAATAACAGTGCCAACTAATGTTGTAATACCTGTTTGTGTTCCTATTACTGAAACTTTTACTTTTACAATATCTGTAGAAGAATTTTGAAGACCTCCAAAAGTATATGCTAAATCCGTATTACCTGCTGCATAGGTTGTACTTCTTAATGTCATCGGTGCTGCTAGTCCTGATCCAGCATTATTGGCAATAGTTATATTAGGCATTGTTCCAGATGAATATGTTCCCGCTGCTTGTGTTATTAGTATTGACCAAGTACTTGCTACAAAAGTATAATTCGGAGGAACTGTATATAAGGTTTGAGAACTACCAGCAGCACCTAAGAAATTAAAACCTGTTGTTTTTATTGTTACAGGAATAACGCCAACGGGGTTACCAATAGTATAGACACCACTTAATGCGGTTATTGATCCAGCTGCACTTATTTGTCCGGATACAGTAAGAGGTACATTAGGAGTAGTTGTACCAATACCTACATTAGCATTTTGATCGATAACTAATCCTGTTAAAGGATTTACAGATCCAAATATAGTTGATATATTGAATTTATTTTGAACTTCATCATATCCTATATTAAATCCTGATGCAGATCCCAATATTGTTCCTGCTGTTACACCATCTCCAATTTCACCAATAAAGAATTTTGGATTATTACCATCATTGGGTGTTGGATGCTGTAATTTTAATTCATAAGCTGATAATACCTGTGTTGATATATTATTGCTTGCACTGATATCGCCTATAATTGTAAGAGCTACGTTAGGTGTAGATGTACCAATACCTATATTACCACCCGATGTCATTCTCATTTTCTCGTTACCATTCTGTGCATTAGTTCCGCTTAATGTACCACCACTGAAAAATACTAAATCACCTGTAGCTCCTGTACCAATTACAAGATTTGAAGTTGTATTATAGATATAAGAATCGTTAGCTTTTACAATATTAAATTTAGGACTATATAAATTTCCATTATATGTAGAACTTGCAATACCCAAGTCCATATAATTTGATCCATCGTTATAAATTGAAATGTCGCTAGACGCAGAAACACCAGCATATGTGTTTTTAAGACTTAAATATGCGGATTGATTTGCTTTTCCATTAATTGTTAAAATTGCATCATTACCAATAAATAAATTTGAAGTATTATCTAATGTTTCACGTTGAGATAATAAATTGCTACTTGCACTGATATCACCACTAACAGTTAAAGTCGAATTGGGTGTATTTGTACCAATACCAACTTTAGCTCCATTTTTACCTATTATTACATTATTTGTTCCAATGTTGTTTAATTGTAATGGTTTACTGTTAAAGGATTGTATATATGAATTTGTACTATCGCTACCAAATGCAAGATCGCCATTAGTGCCACCATTATTATTAAGAGCAATAGCGTATTGTGCACCAACTGAAAGATCATTAATTGTTATAGGACTATTAACTGTAAATGTATTTGTTGGTGAATCTACATTAATACCAACTTTTTTATTTAAAACTGTGAATGATGAAGTTGTTATATCATCTCCATCATAACAAACTAGTGTTGGGTAATCTGTACCATATTGTATAAATGTACCACCAGCAGATGCTGTGTGGTTAACAACTCTTAATGAACTTGTAGTATATACAATAGTATCAAGATATGATAAATTACCGAATGTAGATAAATCACCTGTAATTGTAAGACTACCATCAAAATAAGAATTACCATTAACATCTAATACAATATTTGGTGATGTTGGATAACTAGATAGTGGTGTTCTAAATATACCAACTCTACTATCAAATCTATTGACACCTCCACCTCCAGTTGAAAGTGAAACAACTGGACTTTTTAATAATGCAGCAACTTGTCCACCATAAGAATTAATAGCTGTTAAAGGTGAATATACATTAAGACCAATAACTCCACCATAAGATGATAATGAGACCTGTGGACTGTAAAAATTACCAGCTGTTTGTCCACCATAAGATGATAATGAGACCTGTGGACTATAGAATTTACCAGCTGCGTTACCACCGTAAGAATTTATACCATAATTAGGTGAATATATATCTGCTCCATATAATCCACCGAAAGCAGACAATGAGACCTGTGGACTGTAAAAATTACCAGCTGTTTGTCCACCATAAGAATTTATACCGTATATTGGACTATAGAAAGCACCAGCTATATTTCCTCCATATGAGCTTATGCCATAAACTAGTGAAGATGTATTAACTCCATATTGACCGCCATATACATTTATACCAAAAACATTTGATCTTATATTAGCACCGTAATATGGCCCATAAGCCGTAATTGCAGTTGATTGTGAACTATAAACTTCAAGACCTATATCACCATAACTATAAATGTATTGTCCCGTTTGACCTGCTATTGCGCATAAAGCTGTGTTATCGGAATAAAAATAACCAGCAACGGCACTAGGTGAAGCTACGCAACTTAAAGCACCTTTTAAAACAAAATCACCATAAAAAGGTTGTTCGGGACTAGCTATAGGATCATGACCTGCATCCGGGTTTGTGGGACTTATGTAGGTGTGATGGTTTTGTCTGTGAAATTTTGAATGGAATCTATTACTCATATTATTCTCAAGCCTCTGATGTTATCAGGAACCATTACTGGTTACTAGTATTGAATTGTATTAATACTTATACCGATTGAATGTCTTTTTGACAGCATTTTGAAATAGCTGATCCCCAAGTTGTATTAGGAGCGTATACTATATTTCCAGTTTGATTTAATTTTAACTCATAATAACTTATAGGATTAATTTTACATGTTTTTATAACTGGTAAAGATAGGTTATAACATGACATAGCATCCCAAGACCAACAGAATGAACTTTTACAATCTTCGTTATTAACCGTATAGTTATGTATAGCTAAAAAATCATTTAATTGAAGAAGAGCATCATAAATTTTTTTGAATTCTTTATTAAAAACTTGTGGTACATGTAATTCATTAACACCAACTCCTATATTTTCATTTTCAATATCACTAGAAAATACAGGTCTATCTGAAACATTTATAGGTAGATATGAAAAATATGTTATAACATTACTTTGTGTATGTTCAGTGGCTAATATAAATTTAGCATTAAGAGTATCTCTAAAATTTTTAATATTATTTGTCATTCTAACTAATGCACGATTGTATACAATATCAGAAGTAAATTCTTTACTATGAACTTTTAATTGATCTTTTGTCCAATATTGATATGCTAAACCTTCACCTAATTTAAATATTTCTAAAACATCTTGACATTTTAATATGCAATTTGCTGATGTCAATAAAATTGAACCATTTTTACCTTTTTTAATATTACTATAAATAATATTTGATTTTTTAGGAATAGATAAAGTTGTTATATATGAACCTGATATTGAATATTTGTAAACATTTTGTTCAGTTAATATAAAAAAGAAATCACCATTTTCACTAAAAGAAATTTTACTTAATCCCGATTTATCTTGTGCTTGGTAAACTGGTATTTTTTCAAACACGTCATTTGATTTATTATCAAATATATAAACATTATATTGTTCTGTTAATACATATATTAAACCATTATTATGAGCAGCTATGCTTATAGGTTTATCATTTATAAAATCATTTATACTATATGTATAAATCCAGTTTAAATCAATATTATATTGTTTTATACCATAATTATTGTAATCTAAAACATAAACGTTATCATTACTATAACAGACTTGTAATGGTGAATTAAAACTATTATGATCCAATAGTGAGCCAAATCCACCTATAAAAAGTTGTATGTTTATATCTTTTTTATCAATATTTATGTTTAATTTGTAAACATTATTAGATATTTGATCAGCGATAAAAGCAGTATATCCTGTATCAGAATAAGTTATATCCAATGAAATTGGATTTATTAAAAATGTTAATAATTGAGTAGTATTTGAAAAAATAATTTCTTTGGGAACAGCTTTATTTTCAAAAATTCTTAATTGATTATTATCTAATACAAATAGATAATCATCAAATTCTTTTGCATCAATTACATTTGTAAAATAAGAAGTGCCTCCAGTTGTAGCTAAGTCGGTACGATTAACATATTGATAATTGTAAGATTGTGTAAACCATTTTATACCAGAAGCTAGATTTCCCGCATTATTACCTAACCAACCAAAATATATAGTAGGAGCATAAGTGTTAATTGTTTGTGTATTTGATATAAGATAATCTAAACAATCTTGTAATCTATAAATTGAAGTATTGAATATATCCTCGACTCCCCATTCATTAGGTTGAATATTTATTTGTTCTAATGTATAAGGTAAAGTTAAATTTATCTCTTCATTTAATCTTATATTATTTTGATCATATATAGTCCATTCAGGTTTTACGATAAATGGTTCTTTAGTTACATATGGGTATGTTGCACCGTTATTATAAACAGCTGAATATGAAATATAATATGTGCCCGGATCAATATATTTAGTAGATAATACATCAGTTGGAGAAGATAGTATTAATGGATCTCCAGTACCAAAATCTGTCCAATAATAATCAATTTTAAAATCAGGATTTTTATTATCAACTATTGGATTTTTATATTCTATTGTAACTTTATCATTAACTAAACTATAATAAGTTGACATGTAATATTGTTGTCTTTTAGTATTACTAAAAGCATCTAAATATGTATTTCCATTAATTATTACGCTCATACTGTTATAGATTTCCAAAGATTTCTTTCTTTTGGATATTGTGTTATAGTATATTTATCAAAAGTACTCGGTGGTATTTGTTGAATTATATTTGTTTTAGCATAAAGATAAAAATTATCTAATCCCAATTCTCCTGAATTTAAAGGAATAGCGGGATCTCCCAATTGTAAAGTAAATAAGTCATAAGTACCATTAACCGCTGGAACTTGAGCACTTACTGTCCAAAAATTACTTGATAAATAATAAGTTACTGTTCCTCCAGCAGCAATTGAAGGTGAATTTAAAGGGAGAGTATTTAAATCTTGTGTTATTGAAATTTTATTATTTACATCAAGATCTATATGCGTTTGATTTGGTGTAAAATTTAAAACAATATAATCATACGGTAATATAACAGGTGATAAAAAGAAATTATCATGTAAATTATTTGTGGGTGGTAAAAACTCAATTGTTTTTGAACTTATTGTATATTTTTCATTAATTAATTTAGAACGCCCATCTGAAAATGTTTTTTTAATTTTATAATCTATTGGTAAATTTTCTGGATAAAAAGTATCATTATATGCATTTAATGTTATTGGTATGCCGACTGATGAATATAAATCATAAGGATTATATTTTATATCTATTAAATCATAAGCTGATACAGTTTCGGATATTATATAATTTTGTAAATTTTGATAAAGATATTCACTAAAACATATTTTGTTAGCTGATACCCAAAAAGTTTGACTGTTAGAAATTTTATTACCATAAGCTGAAGGTCTATAGGAATTAGTAAAATATGAAGGTAATGATGGATCTGTGCTTAATAAAGTTGCATGTGTTTTATCAGAACCAATCCATGCATATTCAGGATAAATTATAAACTGTAATGGTTTGTAAAAATCAATTGAACTTAGTATATAAAAATTAGTAATTGAACTTACATTATGTGCACTTGTCCAATTTGGAGCAATGCCATTTACAGTTAAAGTAATTTTAGCAGAAGATATAGGAATTCCATATGATACAAATTCTGATAAAGAATAATCATTTAAATCTAAATCATATGTATTAACTGAATTAGCAATAATAGAATCATTTAAACTCCAATTAGTGGTTTTATTTTTAATTAAAGGTAATACGTCATTGTTTGCAATAAGAGTTAAATCTAAATCAGATTCAGTAGGTCTTGTAATTGTATTTAATTTTTTTCGTGTATTTGCAATTTGAAAATCTGAAATATCTATAAAATTTCTATAGTAAGTTGTAAAATCAGCATTAAAAATGCTTGAATCTGGAAAATCATCAACATCAAATTGATAATACCCACTAATAGTTGGTGTAGTGATATCTGTACTGATTATAGCTTTAACATTATGAACTGTTGGTTTAATTTTTGAATATCCCGGTGTTACATTAAGTTGTATTGCACTTAATAAAGATGCTTTAACATTTGATTTGTATGAATACTCACGATTAGAATTTAAAATTTGAGTAACAGATATAGGTTGAGTATTGGGATTTGTATCAGTATCATATTCCCAAGTCCAATATATTGGTATATTTTTGGGTATATTATATATTTTATTACTGTATAATACTTTTCCTTGTAATTGTATTGTTCTTGTTAAATCTGCATTATTAAAATATGTAGGAATAACCTTTAAAGATGCACCTGCTAAATCATATAAATTTGGATTTGTTTTTACAAAAGCAACTTCATTATATTTTTCTGAAGATAATTTTATAGTAAGAGTTTCTGGACCATAACCCTCTACTTTAATCCTCCAACTTGTATCGGTAAAATATACAGATTCATAAGGAGTTATATTTTGAATATATTTTCCATCTGCATCAATAGCTGTTATTGTCACATCTGGTGTATTATTTGGTTCAAAAAACCAAGATATATGACTATCAAGTAAATTTCTGAAAGGCCAAGATGAAGTATTATTATTAAATGAAGAATCAATTGTTATTGAATTTGACTGTTCGTTTAATATATTAATGGATAAAGGATTACCAGTTAAAGCATCAGGTACTCCAAATTTAACATAAGTTGGTTGAAATGTATCTATTTGACCCGATGTTGTATTTAATGATGCTTGTATTGTAAAAGAAACACCCTGATAACTAGTACCAATATAATTTATTGTAAGATCTTTACCCAAATACGCTGGTACTGATTGTGAATTTTTTAAATCATAAGATGCATTATTTGGACCATATGTACAATTAATATTGTTTGGATCTAAAAATTCATCAATTGATGGTAAAGATGTGCTTATTATTTTATAAGTTAAATAATCAGTAGGATTATTAACAGTATTATCATAAGAAAACCCATAACTTAATGCATTAAAATCAGAAGTTATAAATGTTGATAATGTTACTGTGTTTGTATTTGAATTTACGACAGAAGATTTAACATAAAAAGTAAGATAATTACTATCTAGATAATTCGTATTACTTGTATCTTTTAATTTAATTACATAAGAATAACAATGCGGTGGTGATGTTGTTTCCCATACTATATCCGAATTATTAACATAACTGACCGTTTGAGGATCATAATAATTTGTTGGACTGTTTCCATTTATTGTAAAACCAGTAAGAGTAGCTGATGTATCTTGTGAAGTGGTTTGCATTTTATTGCAATGTGCGATATAATTTAAACCTAAATAAGAACCAATTGGAAATTTTAAAGATGCAGCAGTGTAATTATTATAAAAATTAAAAACACTATTTTTCAAATTAATACTAGCACTTAATATACAATTACTTGCATCTGATAATGGTACATAAGGAATGGAATTAAAATTAGTAGTACTGGGATTTAATGCTTGTTGCACTAATTGAAAAGTTTGAACATTATTAACAGTAGGATTATATTTTACAACATAAGATGGACTGAAATATTGTGAAATGTTTAAATATTCACTATTAATTTTATTTTGAGTTAATGAATATATTTGATTAGAAGTTATTTCAACAAAAGACGAACTGAAAGATATAAATGTAGTATCGGGATTTATATATGCAATATCGTTTTCTAATGTAGAATTGGTTGAACCCTCATTACCTGTTGTGAAATTAACTATTGGATAATTTGTCTTTGTTCTAGTTGAATATATTTCAAAATTTAAATAATTAGAATTTAAATCAATTGGTATATCGACTAAATTAGGAATATTATTAATATAATTTCTATGAGCAATAAAAGCATCTTGTTCTATGTTTGAAGATTCAAATATATTAACCGTTGAACTTGTAATAATTTTTACATTTGTAGTCAATGTCCATTTTTTTGTATTGCTATTATATAATACTGTTTTGGGGTTTAAAAATATTCTATTTGGATATAATAAATATCCATAAGATGGTTGAGAATTAACACCATTTAAATTTATATAAAATAAATTAAATTCATAAGGTGTTTTAAAAGTTTGTCTTATTGTAGATATATTAAAATGTAATATAGAATTATATTTAAATTGAACTGCTGTGGGTCTTTGTATGTATATAATTTTAGCATTTGGATTTACTACAATACTATCATTGAAAAGATGTGACATTGGATCATAATCAGTATTTTCATATGCAAAAAAACTAGAATATGCCGTATTAGCATCGTAATAATCTATTACTTGATTTAATGGATTTCTAACATAATTTATGTAATTTCCCATTGATATCCAACCAAAATCAGGCCAAAATCCGCTCCAATTGTTGATTACATCCGGAAAAGGATTGCTGGCTATAAACGGTGAATCAGTTCTAGGGGTTATCGTATGAGATTCATTTGGATAACTACCATTTATGGCTATATCGAATACTGGCGTTGCTTGTGACATGTACTTTAATATTTAGGTTAAAAAACTGTTTTACAAGCTTTAAAAAATACCTAAACCAGTATAAAATTCATATGAAAACATCTTATCTATCATTTTTTCATCACCAATCCAATCAAATGCACTTGTCAATTTTTCTGTAATTGTTGTTTGAGGATTATTCCAATCTATAACATTATTTGAATAATTGTTATTATCGGTTGGTATAAATTCATAAAATTCATAATAAGCAGACCAATCACTACCTAATTTTTTACTATCAGCCAAAACTGATAATGGATATTTTTCCAAGTTTATTATTTTACCAGTTTGAATTAATTCATATTTTTCTAATGATTTTGTTTTTAATATGATAGGATTTCCAGCTGTAACTGTATAGGAAGTTGTTAATAATTTACCTTTATTAAAAGATCCATCAGGACCGGGTTGTTTAAAATAATTTTGATTTTTTTGAACAGATCCCCAAAGTTTTGATTGATTGATTGATACAATATCCATTAATCTTTTTATTTCAGATGGATAATTTAAAAGATAATCACTTGTTTCTGTGTTAGTAGCATCCGACATGCTATATAATTTGTCAATTTCACATGTATCTATGTCAGAATGATTTAAAACAAAATTTGCTATTTTTTCATATCCAGAAACTCCAAAATCTTGATGGTCATATGGATAAAATCCATATATTGATGGTAAAAACTTATCAAATAAGAAAGTACTTTCAAATAAAGTAGGTGTTATAGCATATGATTTCATCTGAGCCGCCAAATCATAATGTTCATTAACTTTAAAAATATCAAGTTTATCGCTTATGATTATAGGCTCTGATGTGCTTTTAGGTGTTACTATAATTTTTGAAAAGAAATTAGTTTCAATGTATTTATAAAAAGTATTGGCTAATAATGAATGTTGAGGTGCAAAATTTTTGGAAGTTAAAGCTATAAATTCAAGAGAACATGAAATACCGGAAAGATTTATTTTATAAGTTGAATCTTTTTTATAATATTTATTAATCCATCTTGTACCCATCCAATCACCATGAGCTTGTAATGATTTTTCCCATTGATTGTATTCTATTTCAGTTTCCCCATTTTCAGTTCTTGTGAAAAAAGTAAATCCTTGTGGGTTTACATAAATTTTATCCACATATTGTTTTGTATTTGTGTTATAAATGTAAATTTGATTTTCTACAGAGTTTACAACATATAAATAACCTTTTAAATCGCATGTTATACCTTCTAATGCAGTTTCATCCGTATTAATATTTGGGGTTGTAACATTTGGACTTTGTGCGTATTTTGAGTTATCGCTATTATCTAAAACATTAAATGTTAAAACTTCACCTGTTATATTATCAATATAACCAATTCTACCGTAACTATATGTAAACCATAAGTTTTGATTTAAATCCAATGTGAGTTCATTAACTCCCATAATATTATTGAAAGAGCTTAAAAGATTACCACTTGTATCTCTTTTTTCTATCCAACCTATCGATCTCCATATATCATTTGATAATGCTACCCATATATTATCTTGATTATCAACTATTATATCTTGAGGACATGCACATACAGGATAGCTTATTGTTTGTAATATATTATTATTATAATCAAACTTTAAAAGATAACCACTAGCATAATTTGAATATGTAACCCATATATTATTTTGACTATCGGTATCCAATATTGTGGGTTCTACGAAATTTTCTATATTTTCTTCATTTGGATATGTTTGATTTTTTTCATACCAATCTTGGTTTATATCAGGTGGATCATTATAAGATATTTCAGGTACGTTATTTAATAAACTCAAAGCTCCGATATAATTTCCATCCTTATCTAAGTTTAAAACAAAATTACTATCATATAAAGTAATCCAAAGATTTTTCTGTCCATCAAGAACCAAAGATGTAGGTGATACTTGATCATATACTAAAAATCCAAGATTATTATCTGATACTAATTTTACTAAATCTATAGCTGATAGTAATTGACCTTTTGATCCAAATTTATAAAGATAATTTAATTCACCATCAATCATCCAAGCTGAATAATCAGGAGCAGGTAATACTGCTATGCTGTTTATACCATGAAATCCTGTAGTAGCAAAACTATCATTTGCAAAATTTGGTTTATATACAATAGGTACGTTAAAATTATAAATTTGAGCTTTTAATAAAGATTTATTTTCTAAATTATAATTTAAAGGGAAATTATATTCAACTATACCTACTACACCAGCATGTGGATTAGAAAGCCACATTTTAGGCGTATACATGTTACCTTTAGTATCGGGAGAATAAAATTCCGAAGATGCAGTTAATACAACATTAGCGGTTGATCTATTATTAACATTAAAAAGAGTTTTACAATAGCCGGGTGACAAATATTGATCATTGTTTTTATATGTTATATCTATTTTATCTTTTGGAAAATAAGCTTTAATTGTATTTTCTTTATTTTCATATAAATTAGGATCTAATATTAATTGTGCTTTTATACCAATAGTATCTTGATTTGTATTTGATGGTAAGGATTTATTAAAATTAGAATTAAATTTAAATGGAGTTACTTCGTTACCATCATAATATAATTGACTGTATTGTTCATTCCAATTAAAAGTAAAAATTACATGTTGATCAGCTGCTGCCCAACGAGGATTGATAAATTCTCTTATTCCATTTTCTGATATTTTTATATAATCAGGATCTCTATAATGGAAAATATGAGGTTGATACGCAATTGCTTTGCTATTACTATATCTAGATGATTGAATATGCTGCGAAGCATTATTAAAATAATTAACACCGCTTGTTTGTAGTACTGCAACTATTGTTGTATATTTTTCATCTTTAAATGCAAAATCATAATTGTAGATATCATCCACAAAATAAAATTCCGCATAACCACTTACACCTATAAAATTACCACTTACATTATTTAAATTATTATCAGATCCTATGTATATGGGAGTATCATTTGTAACAACTGATTCTATTTGATTTCCACTTAAATCTAAAAATCGATTTTCTGTTCTAAGAAAAGACCATTTTGAAATATTAGTTTGTGGATTATATGATTTTGAATATTTAGAAGTTAAATTTATAACATGTTTATCATCGGTTGATGATGTTATAATAACTTTAAATGGATGTTTATTTATATGACCCGCAAATGTTGGAGGTGGTGCATAATCAAAATAAATTGATTCATTTAATAATGATGGAAGCGGTAGTGCTTGCATATTAGTAATCAGTTATTTGTATAATGCCAGTTGGTTCTATAACTTTTATTTTATTTATTAAATTTGTTATATTGTTAAATCTAGCATATTGAAAATGTTGAAGTTCAAAATTATACCCATGTACTGATACATCTAGTGTTGGATAAGATTGATTCCAAACTAAGAATGACAATCCATCAACATATGTATCAGTATCACTTCTATATGTCTCTATCCTATCAACGCCATCTAAATTAACAATATTTGATGCTAATTGAGATATATCTATAAATTGACCTAATTTTATATTTTTCTTACTAAACGTGTTTGTTATTAATTCGATAACATTGTTGATAATACCTGATGATGATTGTCTTGCATTAGGTGTTTTATATATAACAAGAGAATTATAATATAAATCATCTATATTTGGATTTGATGTTGGTGATTTTACATAAAAATCAAAAAGCATATTAACCGGGTCCATAGGAACTAATTCACTAGTCATTATTTTTTGCGATTCAACTTCATTTATAACTAATTCTTTTTGTGCAGAAGAAATATATTGCTGTGAATCATTCAAAGGAACCAAATATGCATAAACATTATTAAAATTACAACTATTTGAAAATTTAATTTGATTGTATAATATTGTATTATCTAACTGCGGTGATTTGATACCAATATCATAAAGATATTTAATGTGCCCTTTAAGATAATCGTCGTTATTTACCACATGACAATCTGTTAAAATATTTGAAAAATTATCTAATATATAATTTTTAAAATCATTTGCAGTTACTAATCTTTGTTGATATGAAAAACTTTTTGGTGCATTTTTTCTTATATCATCAACACTTTCTTCATCGGTATAAGAATTAGATGGATAATTGTTATTTATTGTTACATTATTAATTGTTGTGTTATCTAATAAAATTGAAGGATATTCTTTAGTATCATTAAAAATTGATGAATAATTAACGCTATTATAAACCACAATTTTTGTTTTATTGAGAGTATCAGCTGCTATTGTTGATGTTGTTGGATCTATTTTTAAATAATAAACCAAAACACTATCTCCTGTTTTTAATTGTTTACCATTAATATCATCCCCAAATTTTATTTCATAATTTTTATTTGGATTATATCTAACTTCAAAAGTTTTATCAGAAGCTTTATTTAAAAATAAATTTTCACTTCTTTTCCATTTTTCCCATGTATTTGTATTTGCAAGTTTTACATATACATCAATGTTATTGTGATCAATATATGTAGTTTCACCAAGATTTAAAAATAAAACTTCATTTGATGAACCAAGTGCAGTATAAATTGGATATTCTTCAAATTGACCTTGGTATAAGAATAAATCAAAATCAGGATTTTGAATATCAATTATAGAATTATCCAAATATGAAAAATATATATCTTTTACAAAAGAAAAAGCAGTACCTCCAACTTTTAAATAAGAATAACGAGGTATTACATAATTATTAGGATATAATGCTGCTCTTATAGTAAATGCAACTGATTGTGTTAATTTTCCTTTTGGGTTATAATTTAAAAGTTTTACTATTCTGTTCATATTCTCATATATTTGAGCTTCAGAGAACATTGTTTCAGATGATGTTTTATTGAGATAATAAAGAAGCGTACTAAAAGTATAACTTATCACATCCAAGAGTGATGATAAGTTAGAACCTTGATAATTTTGATCTGTAAAAATTTCATTTTGATTTAATCTGTTTATTATTAAATCATTGATACTTGTACCATCAAAAGACACATAGGAATTTTTATTAAAAAGTGGATCACTGTTAGTTGCCATTGTAATAATTATCCTTTATATGAGGACTTGTCCTCCTAGTTTTGCAATAATGTTTATTATATTTTGTTTTCTGATTTCCAGAATAGTATAATAAACTGCAATATAATATAAATTTTGATCCACATAAGGAGTGACTAAAATATTTGATACATTCACTCTTGGTTCATATTTAGTAATTCCATTTAATATTTCATTACCTATAGATTTACCATTAGCATCACTTATGGCTGTAAAAAGATATTGTTCTAAAGAATATCCAAAATCCGGATTTAATATTTTTTGTCCTTTTTTAGTTGTAAAAATATTTCTTAGTGAATTTTCAATCGCTTTTAAATCATTATCAACTATAATATCACTTGCACCTACGGCATTTGTACCAAGACCTATACTTTTAGACTGTTCTAAATCTAAATGCAAATCAGTATAAATTGGATCTTCCACCAAAACAACTTGAGACACCTGTGTAATTGGATTATTTTTTTGTTTTGGTCTTATTAAATTGTTTAAATCTATGACTGCCATTATATAAATACTTATGTTAAAAATCTGTTTAAATTGAGATAAGTAAATGTAAGTATTGATATCAACATGTCTAAGTTCAATAAATTCGAAACACTATTAGAAACTGCTTTCTCCCATTATTCCAATGGTGGCTTCAGAGAAGGCGCACCTGTGCGTTTAAAGCCAAGTTTCTTGAATTCCCCTTATTTTAAACAACATTATGGTAATGATACCATTTTTAGCGAATGGATAAAATCTTTAATGGATCGTCAATATTTCTTTTTCATTAAAAGAGTTTTAGGACATGGTTCAATGCAAGATGTAAAGGATGCTAATGACAATGCAGGTGCTGGTGATTGTTTCCTTCTCTTGAAGATGGACCCAAGAACAGTTTCAGCACCAACTGAAGTTTCCGAATTTACTGTCCCCGGTGATATGAATCACATTGAAGTTCTTCACTTTGGTACAAATCTTCCTCCAGTTCAAGGTGTACCAAATCCTTATGAATATTATAAGGCTACATTACCTGAATTAGCTTCTAATCAAGATATGTATAATAATCATCCACAAGATGATGAAACTCCTAAGAAGAATACATCAATTCCCGCTTCTCCCGCAAAAGCTGCAAAGTTTAATGCACCTCAGAAGTTAAAATTAAGTAAGAGAAACGATTAATTTCTCAATTGCCAAAAGGCAACAGAAAAAATTGATCTCGTGATCCATCACAAAGTTATCTCTATACATATGCTCTCCTACTTCGAGCATTATACCTTTCTTAACGTCATCTTTTAAAGAACTTATATAAACAATATCAAATATCTCTTTAAGTAATTTTTGATAATCAGATGCAAAGTTTCTCTCTTCTTGAATTACAAATTTCCTGATATCAATCACTGATTTCTTTGAAATCAAACTATCAAATATAGTATTGGCATAATTCCTAATTTGATCATTCTCTTTAATTAATAAAGTACCTGTAACTGAGAATCTTTGCAGATCATTAATAATCCTTCTCATGTCGGGAAAGTTATTTTTAATATACTTTGCAAAATCAACTTGAGATTCTACTTCTATCTTTATATTCTCCTGTTTCAAAATGTAAAAACATCTGGATACAGTTTGATCCAGTTTGGGAACCAAATTAAACAATAAACATCTGGATTGTATAGGCTCAATAACACGATTAATATAATTAGCGGTTAATATAAACCTAGTAGAAGATGCATATTCTTCCATAATGTTACGAAGAATCCTTTGAGCCTCTCCTGTAGTACCACAGAACTCATCAAGGATAATAACTTTCTTCTTACCATCTAATGAACGAGTTTGAGAAAAAGAAGTAACCTTATTTCTAATAGTATCAACGCCATTCTCATCAGAAGCATTAATATACAAATACTGACACTTTAAAATATTATTTACAATGATTTTAGCTAGAGTTGTCTTACCTGTACCGGGATTTCCATACAGAAGTAAATGAGGAGTATCTTCGTTTATTTTGGAAAAGAAATCCCTATTGTCATCAGACAATACAATATCATCCAATGTTTTTGGTGCATATTTCTGCACCCATAACTGATTATACAAACTGCTCATCCTAGTATGGTAAACTAGGAGGAGGCTATTGTCAACCGTTAATCAATACCCTACCATCATTGTTAGGGTGGCTCGTTAAGACTTCTCTGACTTGTTGTTGGTTATTTTCTGTAACCCTATAAGCTTGTAATAAAGATATAATATGTTGTAACTTATCACTTGGGATTGTGTAATTTACACCATTAACTGTAATTGTTGTTGTCATATAATAATATATTAGTAAGTATATTTACCATGTCAAGCAATAATACAAGTGAAATAGATTCAATTATACAGGAATTAAAAGCAGAAGAGATAGCACCAGTTGTTCGTAAATCTGAGCCTGTTAATGTTGAAAATGTAAATGATGAAAATGTAGGGGAATATGTTTATAAGAAGTCAGCAGAGCTTGTAGAGTCTACATTGGGTGCTGTACAATCCCTTAAAGATAATGTTTTAACTGGTAGTGACCCAAGAGAGATTGCTGCTTTATCTCAACTCATAAATTCAGCTACAAAAGCTCTTGATCAATTGAATAAGATTAATATTCAAAACAAAGTTAATAAATCAAATGTAGAAATTAAAAAAATGGAAATTGAAGCAAATATTAATCGTCCATTAATTCCAAATACTACTAATGTTTTAATTGCTACTCGTGATGAGGTTATGAAGCAATTGTTTGATAAACCTACTAAAAAAGTTGTTGGTGAAATTGTTGATGCTGATTTTGAAAAGCATTAATTGACAAATAAATCAAAAAATTGGCATATATAGTCATTTGTTGACATATATGTCATTTTTTTTTGTCTTTACAATTCCTATACATTTATTAATAAGTGCAGAGGTTTTGTAATGATATCAAGGCAAAAAAAGTGCCATACCCCTAGCAATCGGGATATGGCGATTTTTTTCTGAGTGGTTAGACTTAGAGGTAGCTTACGTTTCCTGCGGCGTTGCCGGGGAAACCTGTAGCTCCAAGACCCTTAACTATGATAATGTGGTAGTATAAGTTTGCACCGAAGATGTGATCGACAACGCCGTAACGAGTCATAAGACCTACTCTAGGAGCAAAGTCGTTAGGACCAATTGTGCGCTGGATCATAACTGGGATGTAAGGACAGTATACGATACCTGTATCATAGTATTCAGTTCCCTTGTAGCCAAGCAATGCATATTCAAGCTCACCTTTGGTGCGCTGATTACTAAGATACTGTGAATCTGTTCTAGTGTCGCGGTAAACTTGGAAACGTCCACCTAATGTACCAACTTTGGCAATGCCTGTTGGTTGTGTGTTTACGTTGCCGTTTACTGGCATCCACTGGAATTCAGGGAGCATCTCAAGGATTGCGCAAACACGAGGAGTAGCGATAACGAAGTTAGCACTACCTCTGCGGTTACGAATTGCGATGCGGTTAGCCTCGACAATTACCTTGGAGTAGAAGTCCCTGTTACGCTCACCCAACCAACGTGCGTCAGCGGATTGTGCGTACCAGAATGTGTATCCATTTGGGTTACCTGCGTTGAGACATACTTGGATCATTCTGATAACCATTTCACGGTCGATTTCGGCCTGAATTTCATACGACATAGCGTTTGTTAATTCAGAGTCGATATCAAGGCCGTTCATGTTCTTGAGATCTTGC